CTACTTTAACGATATGGTAAACATCGGATATGCTTTTGATAATCCGGATTTAACAGGAAATCAATTAGCAGTAAACGGAAATATATACTCATCTAACATAATTCATTCGGAAGGGCAAATGATAAGTGATGATTTAATTACAGGACTTGGAGATATTAAGGCTTATGGGAATTTTATAAAGAATGGAGGTACATCATCCCAATTTTTAAAAGCCGATGGGAGTGTGGATTCAAATACTTACATTAATGTGAGTGACATATTGTCTGGTTTTTTTTCTGGAGTAGGAGTTACAGCTACAATATCTGGGGCAACTGTTACCGTGTACACAGTATCGATAGGAGGAACAATGCCGAACACGTCATATAAAGTAAGTGTAACCCCAACATCAATTATCGGGGGGTCTGCTGCGCATTATGTTTCAAATAAAACGACTACCACGTTTGATTTCATTTTAGTAGGAGGGATATTCGGAAATATAACACTGGACTGGGTGGTATTTAAATAATTATTAAATTAATCAGCCGAAAGGCATAAAACAAAAACAAAATGAAAACAGTAACAAGTACATTCCTTTCTTTAAATTTTAGAGATTTATTGAAAGCATTAATCATCGCAGTTTTAACACCTGTTATCCCAATTATTCAAAATAGTTTGAGTGCCGGGGTATTAACTTTTGATTGGAAAAATATTACAATAGCTGCAGTGGGTGGGGCTTTTGCGTATTTAGTTAAAAACTTTTTGACTCCATCGCAGATTATTATCACCGATGTCAATGCTGTAACTAAGGCGAAAGCTGAAGCTGCAAAATAAAATAAGTGCCCGCTTGAAATATAGCGGGCTATTTTTAATTTGTTAAATTAATTGTTATGTTGGGGATAAACGATTGGATTGCAATTTTAATAGCATTTTTTACGAACCTTGGCGCTGCCTATGCTTTTTTTGAAAATCAAAAACGAAAGCAGACTGAATTTGAACTAAACATGAATATTGAGATTGCAAAGCTAAATGAGAAGTACGTTGCACTAAACAAGGAAGTTTCAGAACATAAGGATGGCAATGAAAAATCATTTGATAAAATTGAATCCCTGGTTATGGATAACACAAAAAACAACAGGGAGGACCATGGAAAGCTATTCGATAAACTTGAAAAAGTTTCAAGCGACTTTGTGATTGCAACAAGGGTTTTAATTGGTAATACAAAATAAAATGACACGAGCCGAAAAATTTATACCGAAAATACTATTTAATGAGGGTGGCGATAAAGTGACCAACGATCCAAACGATTCAGGAGGGTTGACAAAGTACGGAATTTCTCAAAAATCCTTTCCAAATGTCGACATAAAAAATCTAACTGAGGCAAAAGCTATTGAAATCTATAAATCAATTTATTTCGATCCATGCAAAATAGATTTAATAGGCGATGAATTACTCGCACTTCATGTTTTTGATTTTGCTGTAAATTCAGGAAATAGTAGGTCCATAAAAATACTTCAAAAAGTAATAGGAGTTGAAGCCGATGGGGCGTTTGGAAAAGATACTTTATTGGCAGTAAATACGGGATCTCATGTAGAAGCATTTAAACAGGCTCGTATTGATTTTTATAAATTAATTGGAACAGGTAAAAATGCAAAGTTTTTAAAAGGATGGATTAACCGGGTAAACAATTTAAAATTATGAGAAATTTAATAAAACGTTGTTGGTGGATTTTGATTCCGATAACATTTGGATTTTTGCTGTTTACTTTTTCATGCAGGACGATCTATGTTGATCGTCCATATTACGTCACACAGAACGACTCTATTCAATTAATTGACACGGCAATACTAATTCACCACGATACTATAAAAAGTACCGTGGTAGTACCTATTAAGAATAAATTGGCTATTATAGACACTAAGTTTCTATTTTCGAAAGCTTGGATTTTTAATGACAGCTTATTTTTATCGGCAAATCTTAAAAATAATGTCGATACAGTTAAAATAAAGAATACGATTAGGACTATAACCAATACCCCTGCACCAATAATCATCACTAAGACGGAAAAAGTTTATACGCATTCAGATCGATTCTTGGAAAATTGGATGTATGGATCGGGGTGGGTGTTGTGGGGTATTATTTTGCTCGCTGCTATAACTTTTATTATAAAATTTTTGATTAAGATTAAAATTTTGTAAATTTGAACCATGAACGCAAAAGAAGTCTACAATTTATTGGCAACCAAATACGATAACCATTACTTCGGAAGCTACGAGGAGTTGAATATTATTTTAGACTCGGCAACATATCCTTGCATTGTGGTAATTCCTGTTAGTAAGCAAATTTCATTCGTTGCGGACAGATTTAGAGTTGTCGAGACTATCGTAGTAGCTTCTTTATCTATAATGGAGCTTGATTTTTCCACGTCAGCCATTTATGACACCGTTAAATCAATGGAAGTCGACCTAATGAAAAAGATTTATCCGTTTCAAAATCAAATTAAAAGTTACCAAGTGCTTTCGGAGTTAAATAAGTTCGATGCAAACGTGGCTTTCGCTGCTTTTGCTTTGGACATCGTAAACGATCCAATTTGTAGCAACACATGAGAACACTAACCAACCCCAACGGATTAAATATAATTGCATACGTTCCAGAACTAGTAGGTTCGATGTTCGATGAAGAATTATTTGTTGAAATAATTGACCCGTCAGGATTATACATCAATGGCTCGTACTTCAATGTAACGATAAACGACGTAATCATTCCGATTTTAATGTGGAACGGTAAAGGGCGTTATTATTTTGATGCGTTAACTTTTAATGACTTTACAAAAGCAGTTGTACATATCGAAATTACAGATCCGTTTTATTGGGCTTTCGATTTATTTCCTAAAAAATCAATAGGGGATATTTTAACCATGCAAACATCACTACTCCCGTTTTGGAATGGTGATAATATTTTTTCTGCTACCTACGATGTTGACATATTTAAGCTTATCGATGGATCGGGCGTAAAAATAACACTTCCAAGGAACATGAAAAATACTGTTTCGGGTGTTGAAAAATATCTATCCGGCTCAAAAGGCGCTTACACCGAAGAATACACTGAGGAATACATGATACCATCATCCGGATATTACATCGAAAGTCGAAAGGTATGCCCGGATCATGTATTTTTTAGTTGGGTCGATGATGATGGGTATTGGCGTTCGTGGTATTTCAAGCTTGCAGAAACGAAAGTGAGCTCAAAAGGGGTAACCGTTGACTTGATTAAAAATTATTCTGCATCCGGCAATGAACGCATAAACAAAATTGATCAAAAAAAGAATACTATATCAAGAATTTTCACATCAGGAAATGAAAATAAAGATGTTCTTTCAATTTTAAACAGCATAAAATCAAGCTCGTACGTTTTTATGAACTCTGAACGTGTAAATGTTAAAAGCGAAGACACAACAGACTTCAAGGATATTGACGAATTTATTTTTACAGTTACAAACGAAACAAAAACAGCTATTTAATGGTACGATTAAATTTAGAGGGTATTTGGATTGACTTGGACAATCAAGAATTTGAGTTGAAATGGAAACATCCTATTCAAAATTCTTTGAAAGGTGAATCATCTACATACTCGACTGATATAACCGCAGCATTAACAGAGAATAACCGTGAAGCTTCCGACTATAAGGTGTTTTCAGACTCCGCAAAGACAAATAAATACTTGTATGGAGCTTTATACGTAAATGGAACTTCAATGCGTGTGAGGGCTTATATTAAAGAGTTTTCCCCAACATCAATTAAGTTCTACCTGGAGCAATTCAGGAGTGGTGGGGTATCAAATTTGTTGAAAGACACTACGAATATATGTGATATTTATTTACCAGAAATTCAGAATAAAACTAAGCAGGATGTTTTGTTAAATGTTCAAGATGGATCGCTGTATAATTACTCTTTTGTTCCGGGTACCAATGCACCTAATATTTTTCATGGAGTTTTTGCTAATGGAAGACCAAATATTTATGCAGAAAATTTAATTCAGCAACTCGCATTATTTTACGGTGTAACTTTGAATAATGCACCGGATAACTACTTAGTGTATTCAAATCAATGGAAAAGACGCACTAACTCACTTGCTTATACCTCACCGGTAAGCAGGAATTACAACACGGGGGGCTCAAATCCGCGGAATCACGATATTGATTTAGGTGTATCAGTTCAAACGGAAGGAATTTTTATAAACGGGTTATCGATAACATCTACATCCCCGTTTAAACTTTTTATTAACGTAACTTCAAACAATTCCAGTCAGCCATATATCAGCTTTTATTCTAAGGATTCGCTTGGTGTTTATTCGATAATAGGAACTTCGCCACTAAGGGACGTTTCAGACCATTTTTTATTGGAATCTAAAATACTTCCTGCTGGTGTTTATTCAATCGGGGTGTTCGTGGAAGCATACGTACAATTCAGCATTTCAGTCGAAGCTATGGCTTGTTATACTGAACTTGAGAAAGAGACTGCAGGATTTAGTGATTATGCGGATTTCGGATTAACCGGGCTTTACCCTTGCTGGCAGAACCTACCGAAAGTTACCGCTAAAAGTATGATCGAAACCATTGCGCTGTGTTCTGGGAAGATGGTTGAATACCTCGATAATGCAATAAATTTCATCGATTTTAAAGATATATTCGACTGGCATAATGCAATTGACGTATCAGATAAATTAATTGGATGGAAAACAAAATCTTTCCGATTCCTTGACTCAAATAATGCTACTGTTAGTTATGCAGATAGCAAGGTTATAGCCACTGTCTTAATCAACGATGAAACATTACCCATTGGGACGAATAACGTAGCTACAATCGATGCTATTCGCATACAGGACGATAATGGATCTGAGAGAGTAACAGATAAAATGGTGTTACAACAAACTCCGGACGGACATTTCGAAATAATAAATAAATTAGCCGATATTTATGCACCGGTAATTAATCCAAAATTATTTGAAGCTGATTTTATTTATTTCCCTGATAATAAAAAGCCTTTATTAATTCGTCAATTGGGTGGTATTTATATTGCACTTGAAAGCATAATGACAACAAAAAATACTATTACCTTAAAATTGCTAAAATTAAGATGATATGGCAAGCGATTTACAAATACGAACCAAATTAACAATTGAAAGCCGTTTTGATAAAAATAAAATAGATGGACTCCCTCGTATCGGTCAGTATGCTGTTGAAAAAATTAGGGAACAAATCATCGCAAAGAAGATTACAGCGACCGGACGGACTCAACAGTCACTTAGGTATTCAGTCGACGGAGAAAAAGAGCTTAGAATTATAGCTGATGCAGGAAATCGGGCTCCAATTTCAACATTACAATACGGAAGAGAACCCGGAAAGATGCCACCTATCACAAGTATTAAAGAATGGATAGAAGCAAAGAGAATAGCTTATAAGTCAATAGCATATATTCGCCAACCATCTATTAATTGGAAGCCAAAATATACACCACAAGAAAGAGGGCTTAATTCCGTAGCATGGGCTATAGCATTTAAGATAAAGAAACTTGGCACAAATCGTCGTATCAACCCAGATACGACGGTATATTCTCCGGTACTTAACGAAGTTATAGAACTTTTCACTACTTTTATAGCGAATAAAACACAAGATCAAATAATAAAAGCATTAATAAAATGAAAATAATCAATTATTTTAAACAGAAATACTCCGATGCAAAGGATATAGTACTACTTTTCCTTCTTACAAAGAAATTAAAGAGAGCTAAAAAAGAGCAAAATATAATGATTGATAAAGTTAATTCGCTATGGCAGTAAATGAGGAGGTATTACTCGATATTAAGGTTCAAAATCAGGATGCCTTAAACAATATAGAAAAGCTATCTGCTGCGAACGATAAGCTAAAAGGCACTCTTTTGGACATAAAAAAAGCGGTTGAGGCTGGACAAATAACAGATAAAGATGCTGCATCTACAAGGGCGGTACTAAATGCTCAAATCAAAGAAAATACATCCGGTATTCGTGAAAATTCGAAAGAGATAAAAACAAATGCTGCAAGCGTTGCATCTGCCGGGGACTCAATTAATGGAATGAGGGTAAGGGTTACGGATTTACAAAAGTCTTATAATTCGTTATCTGCATCAGCTCGTGAGGGATCGGTTGGGAGGGCTATTTCTGCCGAAATGCTGCAATTAAATACAAATGTAAATAAAGCAAATTTATCGGTCGGAAATTTTAAAGATAATATCGGAAATTATGCCGGTACGCTTGGAATGCTTCCAAAACCCATACAAGATATTGCATCTTCGGCAGAACAAACATTAGGTATATTTTCAAAAGGCTTCGGAGGGTTAAAATCTGCTACCGATGAATATATTGCAAGCATCGCACTGCAAAAAGAAGCACAGGCGGCAGCAATAATAGCAGATGAAGCCGCAACCTCCGCAGAACTTGAATTGTCTATTGCTAAGGCTGCCGGAACTGCAACATCCGAACAAGCTGCTGCTGCTGATAGTTTACGAGCTACGGCCACTGCTGCTGCAACCGTGGCAACTGAAACGGGAACAGGTGCAATGAAGCTATTCAAGGTTGCGCTTGCATCTACAGGGATCGGATTAATTGTAATTGCGCTCGGAGCTTTGGTATCTTATTTTACATCGACTAATGAGGGTGCTAAACAATTTCAAAGGGTTATGTCCGGGGTTAATGCCGTTATTCAGGAAGGTGTTAAATTTATGGGGTCACTCGGTAAGTTGATTGTTGATGTTTTAACAGGAAATGTAAAAGAACTTGGAAACGATGTAAAAAATATTGGCGACAATTGGAAAAATGCAAGCGGAAATATAGAAAAAAATTACGAATTAGGTAATAAGATTGCAGATCAGAGACAAAAACTAACAAAGGCAGAAAGGGAGTTTTCAAATGAAAAAATAAGACAGCAAGGTATTATCGATGTGTTGGCTCTTAAAATTAGACAATCTGATTTATCTCCTGCTGAACGAAAAAAAGCGGCCGATCAGACCTTAAAAATTGATAACGAGCTGCATCAAAAAGAAATGTATTTCGCAAATGAAAATTTAAGGATTGTTCAACTTGAACAGTCTGTTAAATCTAAAAAAGACCTTCAAGCCATTCAAGATGCAAAAAATCGTGTAACTCAGACCATTGCGGAAGATAACCGATTTGAACAAAGTGTTAAAAACAGAGTTGGAAGGGT